GCAAACGGTGGTGCGGCGGCGATAGCCTGCCGGATAGCGTCATCGGCAGTATTGCCATTGTATCCGGCGGGCTGTTCGTCGGCTTCGTCAGCGCTTTCGGCTCCGGTGTCACCGCTGCCGGGCTTCTCGTCGTTGGTGGCCGCCGTTTCGGTGGCCGCCGCGGCGTCGATTCGGGCCTGCAATGCGGCGCAACGGCTTTCAAGTTCCGCTTTCTCGGATTCGAGGATGGCGATACGGTTGTGTGCCGCTTCGAGTTCCGACGATTCCCCGCCAGCTTTCGGCGCTTCGGCGTCTTTCTTCGCCGTAGGGATAACCTCGAAACGCCCGGCGGCGTTCGGGTGCTCTTTGAGGAACGCCGCGGCCACCTCGTCGGTCAGATTGTCGTTCGTGTAAATTTCCGAAGACCCTGCGATTTGCAGAATAACCCCTGCACGCAGTTTGTAATTCGATTTTTCTTTCATTTTTCCGTGTTTTTTGATGTACGAGTTGATTTCGAGCACGGCGTCGTGCCACCTGTCGGGACATCGGCAGCCGCTCAAGCGCTTTCCCAAGACCTCGTAATAAAGTCTTTCGATAGTTGCCTGTTCGGCGCTCGAATAGGGGGTATTGTAACCCCTATTCAAGTCCGAAAGCAGGATTTTTACCTCGTCGACGGTCATAGTGCATTACTCCGTCTCCGAGGGGGTGAGCATCGTTTTGATGAGCGCCTCGGTGGCTGCGAGCGAACCCGCGTTGAGGAACATCGCCGAGCGGGGCGCTTTCTCCTCTTTGAGCGTAATAGCCCAGCCCGACAGGGTGTCGTCGCTGTATTTCTCGCACGACCCGGCCGACAGCGTGAGGCCGTTGAAAAGTCCGGCGATTTGGTATGCCGACGCTCCGCGCTCCGCTTCGTTCGTGGCCCGCAGGTTCTTGTGTCGGTTCTGCCAAATGACAAAAAACTCTCCGTCGAGCAGCGGGTCGATGATATTCTCGCAGACAGCCGGGCTGTTGTCGGGCACGATGAACGGGAATTCGGTCGAAGCCGTGCCGCCCAGCTTGCCGCTGCCGTCAAGATCGGTTTTCAGCCCCTCGAACGGCTTCGTGCCGTACTGAATGATCGGGTATAACTGCGCGCCTTTGATAAGCGGCAGATTCAGCACTTGATTCGTCGAACCCTCGACGAATTCGAGATTGGCGATGTCGAGCTGTGCCCGGTTCCCGATCCACGCGGTACGCTCGACGCCCTGTGTGATCGGTTCCGCACAGTTTTTTTCGATTTTCGCCTTGATGAAGCTATCGCAATTCATAGTGTAATCGAGTTTTGAGGGTTAGAAACCTACCTGCACGAGGTTGTCGTCGGCGATCAGCGTTCCGATTGTGTCTTTCGACAGAATCTTGTTCATCTGCTCGTCCTTGTTGAACCATACCTGAATGTCGGCGACCTCGCTTTCGCTCTCCATGCCGACGAGCAGGTCGTCTTTGATCGTGTAGAGCGCGCGATAAGGCTTGTTCCACGCCTTGCCGCCGCTGACGGTTTCGCAGCCTTTGATGATCTCGTCGAGGAACGGGATGGCGATCATCTGCACGCCGTTGTAGTTCGTTTCCGTGATGCCGTCGAACAGCGCCGTCCACTGCAATTCCGAACCTTTGTTGTTTCGTTTGAGGTCGGCGTCCAGCGCGTCTTTCAGCGCTTGCGTGATGTAGATGAGCTGACCGTTGGCCTGCCGCAGAACCGTCGAGGCGTCGGAGATCAGCGCGTCGAGGAAATCGACGGCAGCATAATTCTGACGCATGGCGGTTTTCTGCTCGGCGAACGTCGCGGCGGCGTTGGCTGCGCATGTGGTGCGACGGTCGGGCGTTGCGGCGGCCAGCGTAAACAGACGCTTCCAGAAACCGTCGACGAGGGTAAAATACGCCGGGTCGATGGAATCGAGCAGGTTGCCGCCGCCTGTGACCGTATCGGCTGCCTTGTCGCCGAACCATGCGTAACGCATCAGCATCTTGCGGATGGCGAGTTCAAGCCGGGGCGCGAGGATATAGTCGGTATATTCCGTGCCCGTGAGGTCGGCGATGTTCGTCTTGGTACGCATGGCGACCTGTGCGACCGTGCCCTCCAAATCCTTGTAGCAGATTTTTTCGGCGACCTCCCATTCGTGGATGTCCCACTCTTTTTCGCTCGTCGCAATGACGCTGGTTCCGAACGTCGGATTACAGCCCTGTGAGGCTTTGCCGACCATGCCGAATTCGCCGATGAAACCGACCTTTTCGCCGTGCTTCTGTTTCGGCAGGAAATTGAAAATCTTTCCGAGCGATTCGGGGTCGGTGATCGCAAGGAAGATCAGACGTTTGAGGTCTTTGACGGCCCCGTTGTCGGGGGTCAGATTCGCAAAGTTAAGTCCTGTGCTTGCCATAATTGACTGGTGTTGTTTGTGATTTACTCCGTTTTCTGATGTGCTGCTTCGAGTTCGGCGATGCGCTGCTGAACGCGCGACTGCGGTTTCGCGGCGTTCTTCTTGCCTTCTCCTGCGGCTGTGGTCGTGGTTTGACGTGCGGCGGGCTTGTAGTCGGACTTGGCCTTGACAAGCCACGCTTCGCCGCCCGCGATGGCGACGAGGTTCAAGATGCGTTTCTCGTCGGTCGTTTTTGCGTTCTTGCGGGCGTCCGCAAGTTCGTTTTCGAGTTCGGCGATACGTGCGTTAGCCGCCGCCAGCGCTTCGGAATCGGGGTCGTTTCCGCTGCCGTCGCCACCATCGCCCCCTCCGTCGCCCTCGTCTTCGGCGTCGCGGATTTCCGTGATTTTACCGTCTTCGATGACGATTGTCTTGCCGTCGGGCATCTTGTGCTCTCCGTCCGGCGATGCGCTGTCGCCGACGGCGGGGTCTTCGCCGTCCGGCTTGTCAATCGTGATCGTGTCGCCCGATTCGGTGTTCAGCTCGTAATTGACGGGCTGCGGGGCTTCCAGTCCCAACGCAACGGCCAGCGCTGCGAGGGCTTTGCGAAGCACGCTTTTGTCTTCGCTTTTCGTGGTTTTTGTTGCCATAGAATTTTGATTGTTGGTTATTGAATTTCGCTGCTTCCATGCAGCCGATTTCGCGCTGTTCGGGCCACCTGTTGATGCCGACGCTGCGGGGATGATCGTCTGAATGAATCCGAGTTCCTTTGCTCGCTCCATGCCGATAAACTTGTCTTCGTTCATAAGCGCTTCGAGTTCCGCGCGATCAGCTCCGGTTCGCTCGACGTAGAAATCGAGCATCTTCTGCTCGTCGTCCCGTAATGAGGCGGCCAGCGATTCGAGATCATCGGCGCGGTACGCATCGGCCAGCGTGTATTCGGGATAGTAGGGTTTATGAATGAGTAGCGAGGCGTGCGGATATGCCCGGCGTTCGGAGGCGGCCAGCAAAACGACGGTAGCCATCGACGCGCAATTCCCCTCGATGGTCGCGGTTATCTTCTTGCCCGTGCTCCGCAGCTTGTCGACGATGGCCCAGCCCTCGTTTACCTCGCCGCCGTCGCAGTGCAATAGTAATTCGATATTATCGTCGCCTGCCGGGATGCCGTTGATGAATTCGTCCACGTCCTTGAAACTCGTTCCGGCCTCGTCGCAGAACCAGTAGCATTCTTTTGTCGCTTCGGAAAGAATCGGATTGTAGAGTTTGAGAGTTGCCATAGATTTGATTTTACGAAACAAAGCTAAACAAAAAGCGTGTAGTAAATACACGCTTTGAGGCACAATCAACTGACACGCCGTGTCAGCGGCTCGTATTGACGTCGCGGCCGAATCGTCGGATAATGCGATAGACGGTGCGTTCGCTGACCTCGTAGATGTCGCACAGGTAGGCGACGATATACGCTACTTTGAACCCGTCGCGGCGAAGCCGTTCGTAGTCGCTCCACAGAGGGATGTAGCGGACATCTTCAATAGCCGCGCCTGCGCGAGCGAGCGCCCGGAGCAGATCGGCGTTCTGTTGTAAAATTTCGTGTACTTTCATAGCTACAAATCGCCTAATGATTCGACCACTTTCACCCGGTCAGATACGCGGGTTATTTCATCCACTCCGACGCGCATGTCGAGTTGCGAAACCCCCTTTGCGAATGCGCGGGCAAGCATATCTTCGCCTGCGATCTGATTGCTCGACTGTGCGGCGACTATCGGCGCACCGCCTCCGAGCTGGTTTAGTGCCGAGTAGATCGGGGCAAACATAGATGTCGGCAAGGCTGCGTTTACCGATTCGCCGTCCGACAGCATGGCGGGTATACTGTCGCTTGTCGACGTTCCCGGCCCGGACACATAACCGCCCGTCGAGAATTTTGCCGATTTGACGGTTTTAATCGCCGATGTGATATTCGCCATGATCGTCGCAACAGTCGTAGCGATTGCGATAAGGTTGCCGGGGAATGGGACGCTTTGAGCCTGCGCCGTACCCGCTGCGATAGCCTTTCCGGTGTTGATGGCGATCTCGGCCAATGCAAGTGTCTTGCTCAAAACGGCGAAAGCCTTATTTTCTTCGCCTAACTCTTCGAGTAGGCCAACTGCTGCGTCTTGGAGGTTTGACATGGCGTTTTGGTAGGTTTCCTTAATTGCAAGCCTATTTGCCTCTGCATGTTCCGTGATGGCGGTTTTTGCATTCTCCCAGTCTTGATCTGCGGCGAGGGTGCGTGCTTTATATTCGGCATCGCTTTCACCTTCCATTTGTTGCAATGAATCTCGATATGCTTTTTTAGCTTCGGCTTGCATTTGCAGTAGGGCCATTTCATCAGCACCTCGCAATCTTGCTTCCGCGATTTTATTGTCCCATTCGAGCTTTACGGCGTCCACCTGCTTTTGAATATTCGTGTTTGTCCACTCGTCCGCAATCGTGTCGCGTTCGGCGTTGTATTTTTCGACAATCAACGCTTTCTGCTGCTCCGACAACTCGACGCCGGCAAGTTCGGCTTCCTGCTGTGCGTTCAACGCCTCCATTTTAAGGGCGAATTCTTCATCCGTCCCTTTTTTGACGGCGGCCAGCCGCAGGGCGATATTCTGCTGCTCCTTGTTGATGCGCTCAAGATCGGACGCGGATTTGAGTTTTGCGACGTTCAATTCGTGCTGTTGCTCTTCGGTTTCGATCATCCGGTTGATTGCGGTGCGGGATGCTTCCGTCAGATTCTTTTCGGTCTCCAACCGCTTCTTCAAATCCTCGATTTTGCGCTTGTGGCGTTCGTTCTCCGTAGCGAGGTCTTTTGCTGCCCCGTCGGCCATCAAGGCTATTTTAGCATCGAGAGCGGTGCGAATGTCGGTAAGTTCGGTTTTTAATGCTTGGGCGCGCTTGTCGGCATATTCTTTACGGATTTCGGCTTTCTTCTTTTCGGTCTCGGTTGCACTCTTGACCTCTTCGATCGTGATTTCGTCATTAATGGCTTTCAATTTATCCCATGCAGCCCGTCTATCTTCGACGAGTTTGTCGTATGCTTCCTGCATTTTTTTGCGGGTCTTCTTGTTGGCTGAATTATACAGGGCTGACATTTTTTCGAACGAATCGTCGAGTACGGCAAGTTCCTCTTTGGCGTTTTCCTGCCGCATATCGAGGAGTTCACGCCCTGACTTTCCGGCAGCTTCTGCGAGACGGACGTCGAAATCGTTGTCTGACACCATCTGTTTTAATATTCGATCGGTCTTTTGGGCTTCGTTGTTAAACTCGGCAAGTTGTTGTTTGCTTTTTGAGGAACCGGATGCGAATAGGGCCAGCGCTCCTACAACCGATATTACTGCAGCAGCGAGTAGGATGTAGGGGTTAGCCATAGCGACCGCATTAAGTGCTTTTTGCGAAATGATTGCAGCTTTTTGAATGACGATATTTTGCGACTGTGCAGCGGTATTTAGTTTGATCGCCGTGGTTTGTGCTACTACTTGAATATTACGTATTCCCATCATCATTGCAGATTGTTTTTGTAGGCTATTCATCACGGCTGTTATACTGGCGAGAGCGGTCATTGCGACTTGCAGGTTCTTCATCATTTCGGCCGATTCGCTGTTTTCTTCGATATTTGCACCGATTGCTGAATTCCATAACCCCCACGCTCCGGCTAAACCTTGCGCCGATTGAAGCAGCCCATCTAACGGTGCAGTGTCGGATGCCCCTGCGGCGATTTGTTTTTGCGTGTCGTCTATTGCATCGCGCATTTGCGACGCTTTCAATAGTAGATTGTTGAATTCTTCGGACGTATCCTGCCCCTCGTATTTCATTTGTGCCAACGTCTTGGTTATTTCTTCCAACTGGGTATTGAGTGGGCTTACGTCGGGATAATTGCCGACATTACGGGAAAAGACGCCGTATGCCTGTTCTGCTTCTTTCATTCGCTCGTTCAAAGCAGCGACGTGCTTTTCCTGTTTGGCGTATTCGGCTGTGCCCATCTGCATCTGTCGCAGCTTGTCTTTGGCGCTCGAAAGTTCGGCACCCAGCCCTTTTAGGGTGTCTTTATACAACTGTTCGGATTTGATGTTGTTTTGCACCTCGCGGCTTAATTCCCGAATTTGCGCCGAATAGGCTTTCTGCTGCTCTTTCAACGCGGCCAACTGTCGCCGGTCTCCATCCGTCGCTTTTCCAGCGTCTCCCATCGCCTTTTCGCGCTCTTTGATTTCGGCTCTTAACTCCTTTTCCGCCTTTTGGGATTCTTCCAGTTGCAGTTGGTACTCGGCCATTAATTTTATTGCGTCGCTCGTATTTACTTGCACCTCGACGACGCGGGTTGTTGTGTTTTCTGCCATGATTTTTAAGTTTTTTTGTATAATGTCAGTTTGTTTTTGTATATTCGCAGTATGAAGCGGGCTTTGCATATCGTTTTCAAGGCGCTTGTTAAATTCAGCCTTTTGGTTGTGGGGGTTGTCGTGCTTCCGATCTATTGCGCCCGCGCGTTCGATTTGGATGTCCTCCCGTTTCTCATTACGTGGGATTTTATCATGCTGGCCATATTTGTAGGCGCATCCGATAATAAGGGGCCGGGCGTAAAGACGTCGAAACCTAAACCCATTTTTCCGTGGTGGGGATTTTAAGCCTTATCTAACACAGACTGTTGTGTTTTCTGCCATTTGTTATGCGTTTTCCGTGGTTTGTTATGTGATGATGTAGCTATACGTGTCGTCATATTCCGGGGTGATGGATAATATTTGCGCCTCTGTTACAGCCTGTGCTCCCGTATTCGATGTTAGCCGTCCGGCGGATATTACCAGTGTTACCGTGCCCGTATATCCGTAGCTGTTCGTATATTGAACGATGGCTGTAACATCAGATGCGACAGCCTGCTGTGCTTTAATCCGCAAATATGGGCCAACCCCTGCGATGTACGTTTCGACGCTTATGGAATTTGTGATGCGTCCCGTGGAATGTGGTAGCTTAATAAGTTCCGCCTCTACACTACCGCTCTTTGCCGATAACTGTTTGATGGCGAAATATTGCCCGTATTGCCGCAAATAAATCGGCAACAGGTAGTTTATATCCCGAATCGCATAGTTATCCAGCCGTATATCTTCCTTAATGACGACGGCGTTATTTATAACTTGCATGTAGCTGTCGTAATATTTGTTGATAAGGTTGTTGAAATCCAATCCGTTGAAGTTGAGAGCTGCGCCGCCAGACGATGATACGATCTTCATTATCCGTGCTTCGACTTTTTCCGCTTCGACGGATGTGCCGTCGTTGGATAGGATGTAGTGCAGGATTTTATTCCCGTCGCTTGCTGCAAACGGCAAAGTTAAGATGTCACGCTCCCGTTCAATTGTTTCATTATCGACGTAAAGAATTCCGTTCGCGTCCGTATGCACGGTGTCGTCATCCTTGTAGTTCAATTTGTTTCGCTGTGCAAAATTCTCGATACTGTGCGCAATGCTTTTCGGTTCATCGTCATTCGAGCGCGTGAGATACGACGACCAATCAAGGGCGGCGGCTTTGTTGGCCATTAATTCGTTGATAGACACAAACCGAATTTTGTTCGTATCGTCGGTGCTTTGCATGGCGAATAAGCCGAATATTGCGCAAAGCGCTTTGATAAAGTCTATCTGTTTGATGTCCGGCAGGTTCGGAATTATCGGAAAGACGGACGGATAGGTCAGCGTGTTGAAATGCGGAAGTACTTGCAGAACACCGCTTACGGTTCCATCTACAGCCTTATCGACGCAACCTGTGAACAGCAGGTGAAATCCATCGTAATCCGTCATGTCAATCTCTTCGTCTACGGCGATTGTGAAATACTGCCCGGATTGTGCCCCTTTCCATTGCTTCGTCGCCACTTGCTCCCCGTCTTTAAGCAGGATCATATTCAGCACCGCGGTTGACGGCGTGAAGATCGACGCATTGTGGAGCATTTGGAATTTGAATGTAATACGGTCGGTATCGCCGCTCCCGTACACTTGCGTATTGTAGTCGAATAACCCATGCGGGTCGCTGGCCGATGAGGGGTAAACCCGAATGTTTCCATCGTATGCTGCCCCGGACTGTTGGAACAGATATATTTTTGATGCTGTAAGTCCTTCCGCAATCCATGATGCAGCACTTGCGTTGTCGTCGAGGCACGGGATAGCGAGTGTTGCTAATTCTTTCGATAGGTTATCGGGGAATTCGAATTCGATGCCCGCCTGTTCGCTGATAAGCGAAAGTACCCATGATACGTTAGCAGACGGGTGGATATTCACCAATTGTTTGTTGGCATCTGTCAACGTAACGCCACAGTCATATGCTGCGTAAAAATATGTTTCGGTATCTTTGATAGCGGAGGTAGATTGTGACGCATTCCACGGGAGCGAATAATCATCTGGCAGGTCGCGCAGTGATGCTCCGGTGTCTACCCATGACTTGAAATTCGCCATGACGCCCCAATATAGGGCGATTTCGTAGTCGCTTGATGATGCGGTAAGCATGACGGCATACGCCACTCGAACAATGCCGACGCCCTCGCGGTAATAAGCCGCGGGGTGTTGTTTATATGGAAATGAAGTCAGAACGGAGGGTGCTGTTGCATTCTCCAGTATGCGGCGATTGCGCGGAGTTCTCGGCAATTTGATCGTCAGCGAATTCGATGACGTGATTTTCGACAAGTCGCCGAAAAAGTTTGACTTGAAATTGAGTGTTGTCGATGTATCCGGGTACATATCGACACGCTCTTCGTTGATGTATAATTCGTCGGTCATGGTTACAGCATTTGTGCGCTCTGCGCAGGTTCCTCGATCAAGAAAATAAAATCTTGGTAATGTTTCGTCGTCTTCTCGTAGCTGCCAGCAACGATATTGACGCGATGCCACAGCGGCGCGTCGTTGGCGTCGTACCCGTCGAAGACGTCCACGACGACCGACTGCGCGAGTGTGAGCAGGAAATCATACGTTTCGGAATCGACCAGCTTTGCCCCCAGCGAACGAGTCTTTTTCCGGGATAGGCTTTGCCGGACTGACGTTTCGATATTCACGCCGTCGATGTAAGCGGTCGGGACATTCATATCGTTACGCTCCCACGTCGAAGATGCCGAAACGGTCGATGCGCTGCCGATCTCCTTGAACAGGTAGTAACAATAGCGTCCCTGTTGGTCTATCCAACGCAGATAGACGCCGTTTGTGCTCCGGTCTATGTCGAGCGTATAACCGACCATGCCGACAGCCTCCTCGTCGTTTTTTAGCACGAGGCTATGCGGTACGGCGATATGCACCGAACGGGCGACGGTCGAGGGGTCGATCACTCTTGCCGGATTCAGCAGGTAGCGGTGGTATGGGGTCGCACCTTCCGTGTCCTCGTTGTGGTTGTAAAACATGATGTCGGACTGTTTACCGTCGATCAGCACGTCGAACGATGTTCCGTTCTTGGCGAAGACATCAACCGTAAACGGATAGCGGACGAACCATTTGCGACGCATGATGCCGCCGGATGATTCGCGGGCGGATATTGTTCCCCATATAGCGTCTATACTGAATACCGTGTATGCTGTCATAACGGATGCCGTAAGCGTGTAGACGGCTACTTGTGCCGTCGCTTTAAGCGGAGAATCGGTAAAAGCTTCGTCATATCCGATGTGGCTATGTTCGACCTCGGCAAAAAGCATTTGCAACGCTCGCTGTATATCGAACGCGCATTGCCCGTTGAATACTGATCGCTCGTCTTTTATGCCGATTTCTCCATTGTCCGAGGTTATGATCAACCGAAATCCTGTTATATTGCTGGATGTGGCCAGCGTAAACCGCACAATGGCTGGAATGAACGCAAAGTGCGTCGCATTCGGATAGTGCATTGTAATCCCTGCTGTTGTTGCTGTTCTCATATTGGTTACGATCTTAAAATTGATTCGACGATTTGCGCATCGAAAAGCCCTGCCAGCCTGTCGGCGATGCGGTCGGATAGGGCCGCTATTTCGGGCGTAAAGATGTCTTCGCGGCCGCCGTTACGGAATAGGGCCGACCCCTCCGTCATTATTTTGGTCGCCGCTCCCCACGCTGAAATATCTACACCCTTTGCTGCGGCCCAGTCCGCGATGATGTCGATAAACCATTTCGGGGCGGACGGATAGACCGACCCGTCGCGGCGTCGGCGAAAATGCTGTGACAGCCACGGTTGCGTGCCGGTTTCGAGTGCTGCAAAATATGGGCGGGCGTCCATCGTTCCCGTGGTTGCGCCGCCGTTGGTCGTTACGGCTATCGTGATGCTCTCAGCGGTTGCGCCCGTTGTCTGTTGTCCCGCGGCGACGTGGTTCTCGATGATCTTCTGCCGTGCCCGGTCGAGTTCTTCGGCGACGATTCGGTCGGCTTCGAGTTCTATTCTTTGTACGTCCATAGCTACAAGCCGTAATCGAAGCAGACACCCGCCTGTTCTTGGAGCGTCAGCGACAGCGTTACGATACATAGGTTTGCATCCATCTTGTCGAACGCGACGCGGTAATTGATCCGCCCGGCGACCGGAACGAAAAAGCCGCTTTCGTTTACGGCGACGATGAATCGCACGGCAAGACCTTTCAGCCGCTCGGCGATCTCCTGCGCCTCGGCTCCTTTGTAGTCGAACGGCATAGCGTCGGCAAAGGAGATAAGGCAGGACGGAGCGTCGCGCACGAAGCCCTGCGACGTGAAATTCAGAAAACCCGCCACGGGTTGCACGTAGAGGCAGGCGGGCAGCGTGAGGCCGTCGGGGTGCGTAACCTCGCGGCTCTCTCCTTGACGCCGGAATCGGTCGAACGCTTGATTGGCGCGGAACCACGATTCGCACAGATAGGTAAGGCCCATCGCCTCGGCGATCTCCTTGACTTTGTTTTCGACTGTCGGTTTTTCCATAGGTCTATTTGTTTTTGTTGGCCATTATTTCGCGCAGGCGCCGTTCAAAGGCGATCCGCTCGTTGTCGATTCGCATACACTCGCAGACGCGCACCCATGCCACCTTTGCGGCGTCGTTTTGGTCTTGGTAGCCCTGTCGGTGGGCGTACCAGTCGATGATGCCGAACGGCCCGAAATCGAGGTCGTTTATTCCGGCTTTGATCTCTTCGGGCGTCGGCTGGTTGCTTGTGCTTGCGAACAACGCTGCGATGCGCTCCAATTCTCGCCCGACCCAAAAGACGAAACCGAGCATTTTGTCTGCCCGTTCGTTGTAGCAGCGCCGGGGGTGTACTTTCAGAATGACGGACGCGATTCGCTCTATAAGGGCGTGCGTCCCGTCTGCCTGCAAGCTGAACAGATCGCCGATAGTTAGATCGTTGAGGTTTCGCGGCGTGCGCACGCCGCATACTTTGTCCGGCTTCGGCAGGGTTTGCAATGCTGCACGCGATTCGGGCGTCAGTACTCGTTCGATAGCGAGTACTTGCCGGGTCGTCCGTTTCTTGATTGTTATTTTCATCAGTTTTCCTGTTTAATCCACTTTTGCCATCGGGGCGGTAGTTTATTCGTCTTTCAAATTTTACCAGCAGAAACAGCCTAAAACAGCTTTTCACGAAAGGCGTCCGACGTGGACGCGCATACCTTTCGGCCGCGGGACGATTTCGTAGTACATGCGCATCATCAGCGGGTCGAAATAGTCGGGCGACCGTCCAAGTACGGCTTTCATCTCCCGTTTGTCGATGATTCGTTTCTTGCTCGTATCGGCGTCGACGTCGCGGGCGACAAGGCAGGCTTCCAGCTCTTCGGCAATGGTCGATTGTAGTTCTTCCGGGCAGTCGATGTAGAGCAGCCCCGCATTGATAACCTCCGCCAGTTTGAACGCGCATTGCGATTTGAGGTTGAAATACGTGTTATCCGGCGCGGGCGCTCCTCCGTGGAACGTCTTGATGCCCTCCAAATACGAATCGAGGTACTGCCCCAGTCCGTCAGAATCGGCGATGATGTTAGAGCGCCGGACGCCGTGCCGCCTCGATTCGTCGCGCAGGTCGGTTTCGATCTCCTTGCCCGTGCTGTACGGTTTGTCGATAGCGAGTTTAGCGGCCATTCCCGTCCAGTTGAACGCGACGAAGCGGTCACGGCCTTTCATGGCAAGGTCGGCACTGATACGCCGCACGCCGTCGCCCGTCTGCCGCTCGTTCGTAAAGCAGTCGAGGATAGCGTCGTAGTCGGCGAGTTGGTTTGCGTTGCTCTCGTATTCCCATTTGCCGAGCAGCAGACGTAGCCGAATCGACTTGACGCCGATTGATTCGAGCGTTCGGATGTAATCGGGCGTGATAAACGGGTTGTCGTAGACCAATGCCTGAACGAATGCACAGTCTTTCGGTAACGTTCCGTCGATATGCGGTTTGTAGAAATGCTTATACAGCCAATTCTTTTTCGGGTTGCAGGTTATGAGCATCTTCGCTTCCAGTCCGTATTCCTCGTTGAGATGCCGCCCGATTCGGGATTTCAGCACCTCGTAGGCCATGTAATGAACCTCTCCGGCCTCCTCTATCCAACCGCCTGTAAACTCTTTCGACCCCAGCCGCTCGAACATCGGGTCTTTCTGCGGATAGAATGTCAAGTCGAGCAGTACGATTTCCGACCCGTTCGTAAACTTGATGCCGTCGTCTGTTATCCGGTAGTCCGTGAACCCGTAGGAATCGGCGACCTTGCCGAACGTGACCAGTACGGATTCGCGGCTATCCTTGATGTTGTTTCGGCCGACGAACCAGCGCGTTTTCGGGAATGCCCAGCAGCAACGCATAAGCCAGTCGCACCCCAGCCACGATTTGCCGCCGCCCGCTGCGCCGCCGTAGACGACGTATCGGATTCGCGGGTCGGCCAAGTGGCGGTAGGCAAGTAACTGTTTGTAGTTGACGCGTTGCTGTTCCTCGCGCTGTTGTAGTCCGTCGGTAAACATGCGTTATTCGTCTTCTTCCGATAGTTTCCGTTCGCGCTCCTCGTCGATACGGCGGACGATTTCGTCGATGCCCGGCATGACGGGCAGCACCGACGAAAAGCCCTTGAATTCCTTTCCGCCCGATGTGATGTCGACCTGTACCTTGTCGAGGCCGAGCAGTTTGTCGCGGCGTTCCTCCCATTTGCGGATTTCTGCGAGGATTCGTACGTCGCCGACGGGTTCCTCCGTTACGCTCGACGTTTCCGATTCGAGCGGAACGGGGGCGTCGAGAGGCTTGCCGACGGCAGGATTTCCGAACGTGTTTATATCGACGAGTGCCGTGCGAACCTTTGCCCGCTTGACAACTCGTTTCTGCTTGCTGGCTTCGTACAGCCGCCACAGTTCCGCGATGGCGCGGTCGCACTCCATCAGCGCCTCGTCGCACGCCTGCTGTGTGTTGCTCGCGGCTTCGGCCCGCCATTCGCTGACGAGTAAATCCCAATCGGTCTTGATCGTCTTCGGCGTTACCGAATACCCCAACTGCCGTTCGACCTCTGCGGCGATCTGACGAAACGGCATCCGCCGTTCGAGGCGCAGATGCGACACGAGCGGCAGACGGGCATTCCGGCGGTCTTTCGCCGATTTGTTATTGCTTGGGTGTGATGCCATTGGTCGTTACTTTTTAACCGATTCGCGCAGTATCTTCGGCACGGCGTACCGCCATTTGATGTGATGATGCAGCCGCCGATGGGCGGTTCCCATTGCCGAAACAACCACGCATGACGGGCAATACATGACCGTGTAGAAACTCTTTACATACGTGCCTGCGTCCAAGTATAATTCCGTCATGCCGCCGCTGTTGCTCTGCGTTTCGAGTTGGTCGAGGCCGATTTGTAGGATGGACAGAAATACCCCCCCCCGCGACCCCAGCAGGACGTAGGTATTGACGTCTTCGTTGATACGGCCGACGAATTGAAACGGTCGGTCAACGGAGCAGATGAACGAGTTCATGGCCTTGCGCATCGGCTGTATTCCGTCGTTGAATCTCGTCGCCTTTTCGCCGCCGATATAATCGCCGCCTTGTCCGATTGCAAGGGTCAGCATTGGGGCGGAATTGAAATAGTCGAGCAGCATGTCGAATACCGCGTCGAGGTCTTGGACGTCTGCGCCGTGCCAGCGTAGCTGGTCGTCGAACCGGAATTTGAAATACGTGTAGTCGTCGTCCAGTTCGATGAAATGTGTCGCCCCGATCTGTCGGGCCAGCTCGAAACAGGCGTTGCGGGCGTAGATGATTGCCCGACGGTCGCCGAAATTGTCGCCCTCGTCGAATGTCTTTGCGATCTCCGATTTGGAAAAGACGAGCACGTCGCCGAAGCGTTTGCGATACTCCGGCAGCGTCTTGTCCTCATCGTCGCAGACGATGTATATTTTCCCCGTGTACCCGTGTTTGCGCAACTTTTCGTAGGTCAGCACCCGGTCGGGGCGTCCGTGCGTCAGAATGAACGCAACGAACCCGTTATGCCTCATTGCCATACTCCCGTGTGTATTCGTTTCGTATTTCGTCCGACAATCGGATGTAGCCCTTTTCGATGGCTTTGCCGAAGTCGATAATGACCAGCGCCGAATCTTCCATAAGCTCCTGCATTTCTTTCGAGGCGTGTGCGTAGTAGTCGGCAATCTTGGCGTAGTCGAACACCGTATGCCGTGCGGCAGCCTGCCGCAGGAACTCTTTTTCGTCGGGCGATACGTTCGACGCCTCGATCTTTGCCAGCAGTTCGTCGGTTCGGCCGCTGTCGGTCAGCGTCGATAAGTCCGGTTTTTCGTTCTTCGGCTCGTAGACGGGCGACGTGATTTTGTGCGTGTAGTGCTCGTCGGCTTCCCCGTCGCCGCCACAGCGTCGCCCTGTTATATCGTTAGGGTCGATGCCATTTGCCGCGGCCAACGCCTCGATGGCCGATTTCGGGAGTAGGTCGATGTCGAAACCATCGTCGATGATCGCCGCGATGTCGTACTCGTTCGCCAACATGTCAATATCGAACGTGCCGAACGATAGGTTGTCTTTGATGATGAACTGCTGCTGCTCGTCTTCGTCGAGTTCCGAGGCGTAAAGCGTCGGCACGGTCGGGTGCATCTGCCATTCGCGCCAGTAGTTCAGCAGCGCGGATTGTTTCGCCTCGTCGAAATGCCGGAACCGATACGACGCCCGCAAGATTTCTGCGAGGTCGTCGAATCCGAGTTCGTGAATGTATTTCAGCGCCCGCAAGCGCATATTTCCGGCAAGGGCGATATTCCAGTCGTCCACGACGACGGGGCGGTAATACAAGCCTTTCGGCAGCAGTAGCAGGGATTTGACCAGTTCGGCGAAATCGTCTTCGGTGATTTGTCGCGGGTTGTGCTCGCTGGTATTGAGCGCGCCGACCTGCATTTCGATAGTTTGCGGAATTTTCATAGGCCCGGTATGCGTTTACTCTGTATTGGTTACCAGCACAAAGATATGTAAAAAGCGTGTAAATAATACACGCTTTCGGATAGAATTTTGTAGCAGGCTATTTCCCGCAACATCGTTTGTATTTCAATCCGCTACCGCACGGGCACGGTTCGTTGCGGCCAATCTTCTCTCCGCTTCGAACGTATGTCCTGCCACCTCCGTTGGCGCATCGTTCGCAGATAGGACGACAATAACCGTCGTATTTGTAAATCCTCGGGCGGCCGCAGATGGCACACCGTTCCTGTACGGTAGTTTCCGGGGCAATAGCTTTGTTATTCATTGTAATAAGAATTCAAGTTCGGCGATTTGCGTGTGTTTGAGTTGCGCGCCCGCGCGATTCATATACTCTTTTTTCTGCTCTTTCAACTTGTAGCGGTCGGCAGATGCGGTGATTCGATCTACCTGTCCGCGCAGCTGGTCGAGCATCATTCGTATACCCTCTTCCGGGGTTGCCTCGACAAAGCGGATAAGGCGGCGCAAGTGGGCGATCTCGTTGTTGTGGTCGCCGATCATGCGGCGGATCTTCTTGCTGCGTTTGGCATCGGCTTCTGTTACCCCCCCCCGAACCGACCATATTTTTTCGTCTTCGCTTCGGAGTGCTTCGATGGCCGCGATTTCGTCGCGGATAAGTCTGTTAAGGTCTTCGACTGTTTTCATTGTTATTGACGATTTGATTGATAGATGTATTCGATGGCGTGTTTTGCCGCTTCGATCTTCCCGCGAGCGAATGAATAGATAACCTGCCTATCCGGGTCGAATGTTTCGACGAGGGATTCGAGTGCGGCCAATAAGTCGGGTGCAGCGGCGAGCAACCGGGCGTTTGCCTCGACGCGATGTTCCGGTATCGGGCGCGGGTTATTGCGCAGTACCTCTGCGACGGGAGCGCAGCCGACAGCGTCACCGGAAATCGAAACGATTGAATAGTTTGCGACGCCGTTTCCGCCGATGTGTCCGTCGACCCGTCACGGGCCGGGCGTTCCTCTGAATTTCGGGTTGTGTGTAGTCATTGTTTCTCGGTTTTTGCTGGTTGATGATTGATTTTGTGTCGTCTGATTTTCCCAAATGCTCGCTCGATCTCTTCGATGGATGGCGGAACTATCGGGCGTGCACAGGTGATTTCGTCCCGTGGTTCGTTATTTGCCGGACGCGCCATGTACCAGCGTATTTCCGACTGAAATTCCTCTAACGTCCGGCAGACGACGTGTCTGTTTCCGTTCGTGATTGTGAGCGAGCGCCATTCGATTTGTGCGTCCGATAGGGCGGAACGTCGGTCGGTAGTCTTCATTTCGATACATAGGGCGTTGAAGCCTCCGCGTCCGAGCAGCAGGATAAGGTCGGTAACGCCTGCGGTTACGCCCTCTGCTTTCATTATCGCGGCTTCCGTGCGGCTCCGTGCGCCACCGTTCGGAACGGCGAACAGGAGTTTGCCGACGGCGGGGTATTGGAGCCGGAACCAACCGACGCACATTCGTTGCATGTGCGATTCAACGTGTCGTGTCATAATCAAAATAGGGTTAGTTGTTTGAACGCCGTTGCACGGCGCTGATCGTCGATTTGCTTGATGATATTCCGAATATACGGGGCCAGCGTGCTGTCTTTGATGAATCCGTCTTCGTCGTCCTCGTTGTCGAGATTCGACCGGGAGCGACCGGAACAGTTCGCCAGTTCACGTTCGGCTGATTTGCGGGCATCGAGCAGGGCGGCAAGAATCGCGGCGGCCTCCGTTGGGTATCCCTTTTGCACATCGTCGACGAATCCGGCCCCGACGTAATGGCCCGAATTGTGCAAGTTGACATCCAGCCCGTAATCCCAGCGTCCTGTCGGCGACTGCGCCGTTTTAACCTCCACGATACAATGGTGGTTGAATAATCGGACAGGTCTGTTAGGCGTTAGGCATACGTCGTGAATGTTGAAATCGAAACCGTTGTACGATAACGCCACGAATTTACCGCTATCCTGTCCGGCTTTTTTGTGGTTATCAAGCCACGCGCACCACTCTTTGAACGTAAACTGTTGCCCGGTGCATCGGCAGGTATGATGAATGTCTTTCATGGAAAGTTGTGATTAAAAAAGTTTTAGCTGTTGTTCTTCTGCGTTCATCCGTTTTTCGACCTCCTGCACGGTAAGGCCGTATTTGAATCCGTAGCTGCACAAGTTCGGCGTATGGCTCAACTCGACCAATTCTGCCCATAGTTCGGGATGATTGCGTCGCAGGTTGACGAAATGTTGTATTTTGCAGTTCGGGCAGAACCAGCATCCGCCGCGTGTCCCGGTCGTGTAGATCGGCGACAGTAACCCGTGAGTGGCGCAAAGCTGTTTCGCCATCTGCTCGGTGTAGCCGTATTTCGCCAAGAGCGACATTCGGTTCTCCGTGAGTTTGGCAAGTCGTCGCGGTTCGTCCGCAGCAATGCCGACGTATTGCACGATATTCGTTTTGGCACGCAGGGGGCCGCCAGCAATTTCGGCAAGATATTTCCGTATTGGTGCGACTTTGCAATCCCGATTGATGAAGCATTTGCCGCCGAGCGGGAACCCGTAAATCTTCCCTGCATGTACCCCCCCCCGACGGCATTTGCGAAAAAATAGCAGTAGTCCCGTTCGGCGCGTACCACGTCGACGTGGATGCCCATGTCGTGCAGCTTCGGGATAGCTGTGTCGTATATCCATCCGATATGCTCCGGAATCTCGCCGCTGATGTTGCGTGCGTGATCAAACATCACTTCCGAGAATACCACCCGGTCGAGTGGTTCGTCATGTTCGAGGGCAAGGAGAATTGTTGCGATACTATCCTTGCCAAACGAACACGAGGCTATGTAAGTCGGCTGGGACATCATTTCCGATAGGGTTTTAACGATTTGAGTTCCGTCGGGAACCAGTAGCAGTCGTAGTCGAGGTAGACGCACCGGCCCGAAAGCTCCGGTTTGCAGAATCCCATTATCACGTGCGGTTCGAACCGCACGCCGTATTCGTTCGTGAACGACACTTGCTGCCCGACCCGGAAATCCGTTTCGATACCCGCGTCGGCCGGGTTGTCGTAGATAGGCGGCAACCCTTTTTCGTCGCGCCATTTTCGCCATTCAGCGAAATCTTTACTGTAATCTCTCATCGTTCAGTCGGTTTCCAAGTTTGATGATGAATGTTTCGTGATCGGGTGCACCCCATTCCGGGCGGCCGCGGCCAAAATCAACGCCTTTGCACTCCCATAGCATCCGGCGGCGGGTGTAGCCGTAGGAAAAACAAACTGCGTCGTAGTCTTTGAAGAATATAAATACCGGGCTTTCGGTCTCCTCGTCCCCCTCGTCGTATATTACCGTGTCGATAAGCCGCGTTTTCCAGTAACGGGTATTTTCGCGGTACTCTTCGCGCTTATCGCCCCGCTCGATCATTTCGTACCACTCCTTTTTGAGTGGCAAATACAGAATTTTCATCGTCTTGAATCTTTTGCGGGTTCGCCGTTTCGTTCGATCTCGCCGAGCGCTTCGTCGAGGTGGTAGGCCAGCTCTGCGGCCTGTGCAGCCACGCGCCGCGCCCAGTCTGAACGAAGCCTGCCGCCTCCGACGGGTGGGGTTGTTATGACAGCGTGCGCAAGGCTTGCCATTGCGACGGTGGCATACAGTTCGCGTTTCGTGATTCCTGCTGCCGAGAATGTTTCGGGCGAAACTCCCTCGGCCTCGACTGTGATCGTCTGCGGAATAGCCGCCTTGCCGAACATTTCGGCGATTCTGTCGTAGAAATTTGCCGGGGACTTACCCCGCTTGTCGTTTTTGTTTTTCATCGTGCGTTGTGGTTTTAGATTCGTGGGGTTTGGTAGTGTAGCGTCCAGCCCGCGAAATGTTTGTCGAAAAAGTTATCCCGAAAGAACCGGACATTGGCCTCGACGGCTTCGGCCATCTGCCGCGTGCAGCGGAATGTCAGCCGCTTGCGTTCGGTGTCGATAAATACCAATTCCAGATCGTGAATGAATATCGGCGCAAGCGCCGGATTCGTTTGCTTTACGAGGCCGTGGAAACGTCGGTATTTCGCAAGAAAATCGGCGTTGAAACGTGGCGAGGCGTTTTTATCTTCCTGCGTCCATGTACGCGCAAGCGCCGGGCGGTCGGTTGTGGCTTGTCCGTTTTTACGAATCCAGCCCGACGCCTCGTAATTAGCGCAGAATCGTTCGACCTCGTAATCGGGATTTTGGAAATTCTTGAAAAAAAAGATTTCAAAAAATGTCTCTCTCTCTGCCTCCGTCGCGCGCACGCGCGAAGAGAGAGATTCTTTTAATTCTTTATATTCTTCTTTATATATTCTTATACTGTTGTCGCTTGAAAACAGTTGCGTTTGTCGGTCGTTTGTCGATTGATTGTCGTTCTGTTTGTCGTTTTGTTCGGTATTGTCGCTATAATTGTCTGTATTGCTGTTGATTACAGGCGTTTTCGGTTTGTCGTTTGGTTTGTCGATTTTGGCGACTTTCTTTCCCGCTACCCTCCGCAAACCTTCGTAACTGTTTGTCGGTCGTTTGTCGTTTTCATTTTCTAATGGCTGGTAAGTGTCGAATTTACAAACTGTTATAATGCTTTTGTAGTTTGTCGCACGGACGGATATTTCGCCGGACGCCTGCAAACGAGCTAAACGGGTTCTAATCTGTCGTGTCGTCTGTCCTGTTTCTGCGCACAAGCTATCGACGGAGGTAACGAAAGCCCCGCGCTCAATCTCCACTCCTCGCCATCTCGTAGGCAGGTAATTCGCCTTGAGCAGACAAACGACCCACAGTTGCAGCGTGAGCGGGTCGTCGAACCACTCCCATCCGAGCGTGCTGCGATACAACCGCACCCAACCAGTATTTGTTTCGTTTGCCATTGACGCTGATTTGACCCGTTAAATTTCGCTTTTGTTCAGTTTGACGATTAAACCCTTGTCTGCGACGAAAACACGCGCGAAATGGGCTGTTTTGCGCATTTGCGCGGCAAAAGCATCGGCAAGACTGTTTGCGTTCGAAAGGTGCAGTAGAACGACCGTCGAAAGTTCCGCCGTTTCGTTCGCCTTTACCATATCACACGCCGCGTCGATTGATAGATGCGACGTTCGTACGCGCGCTGCCTGTGCCGGGTTCATCGCCCCGCGGGCGATATTATCGTCCAGCTCCTCTTGTGAATAGTTCGCCTCGATCAGAATATGATTCAGTCGCAGGGATTTGAAGTTGTACCGGATAAAATGCGTGTCGGTAGCAAATAGCACTTTTCCGCATTCCTCGTGTTCGATAATATACCCGAACGGTTCCGCTGCGTCGTGCTTCACGTCGAACGTCCGGACGACGAAATCGCCGACCGTGACGGACTGCATCGGCCGCAAAGCGTGCGCCCGGTGCACTTTGTCGATGCGACACGCCGCGAGCGTTCCCTGCGAGGCGTAGACGTCGATTGCCCGATCGGCGTATTTGCCGATGTGGGCCGCGTGGTCGCCGTGCTCGTGCGTTACTACTGCACCGACGAACTTTCGGGCGTCGATACCAGTTCGGGCAAACATCGTTTCGGGCGATGCGCCGCACTCGATAACGAGTGCAGACGCTTCGCTCTCCAAAACGTAGCAGTTACCAGCCGACGACGAGGATATAACGTGCAGCTTCATCGGGTTACACGTTGAACGGGTCGTCTTCAATGGCAGCAGGGGCCGCCTCTTCGGTTACCTCCTCGCGTGGAACGGGCGTCGGCGTAGGGATCGGCGGCATCGTTTCGGCAGGTACGGCCGATTGTGCTGTGATTGCGGCCGGAGCAACCTCCTCGAATTTTGCTTCTTCGATATTTGCCCCGGCGGGCGCGGCCGCCGTTTCGTTCGTTATGCGGCGTTCTTTCTCGTCTTCACTCAACAGCCATGCGTCGGACGACGAGTTGATGATGTGCTTCATGGCGGAACGCTCGACCGTTCGCCCGGCCATTTCGCTGGTGAAATTTCGGTGCGCAGGCGAGTTGCCCCGCGTCGCGCCTTGCATCCACGCCTGCCGGATTTCGGTCATCGTCTTGATCGTCGTCGAGTGCGAGCCGTCGGCCATAGTCGTTACGGCGTAGGCGGCGACGATCTTGTCTTTGTCGATTCTCGACAGGCTCGGAACGTGTTTCGTTATCTTGATTTCGCCGTCCTCCGTATACATGTATTCGAATTCGTCACCCTCGTAAACGACGACCGAACGGACTTTCTTCATGCCTTGTGCGCGGGCCAGTTTCTCATCGCCGAAATACGACCGCCAGAACGTCAGTTCGAGCTGCCCCGACGCCTTGTTTTTGATCGGGATAAAATACCCTTGCTTCTTCTGAATATCCATGCCTTGCAGCACCATGTCGAGCAGCGAATTTGCCACCGATGCTTTGGTTACGACCTCCAAAACCGGATGTTGTACTTTGTTGGAATCCTCCCAAAGCATTTCGGAGATACGAAGCCATGCAAGGTTCATTTGGTTAGTTACGGCGTAGTCTTTCGGGACGACCAGTCCGCCGTTCGCTTGCAGCTCCTCGATGCGTCGCAGGACGCTGTTCGCAAGTTCATCTTTCATTGCGGCAATCGCTTTCGATTGCGTCGCCGGGGCGGTCTGCACTCCGTTCTGATTATTATTCTGTGCCATAGTTATTTGAAATAAAAGATTTGACGATACGTGTTGTAGTTGCGGTCTTCAATAGGGGTGTCCTGCGGATGGCGGCGCGCCTCGGCGAGCCAGCGTTTATAGCATTGCGGGCAGTATATCTTATTCAGTACGGCGATGTAATAGCCGCCGTCGGGGGTCGCCATATCCGCCGTGCAGTAGTCGCATTTCGCGGGGCTTCCGATGGCCCACATGTCGAGTGTCTCGACGTGGATAACCTTGAATCCTTTTTCGTTGCTGACGATCTGTGCCATGTCGTTACGCTGTTTTAAGTTCGAGCGCAGCACCCTCGACCACTTGCAGGCGAATGACCTGCGAATCAAGCGCAAAATCGGTCTGCGATATGCTTTCGGCATTGTCGATGAAGACGGGCGCGGTTGCGCCGTAGTAGCGGCAGAACGTGCGGATGATGTCAAGCCCGGCGAGTACCTGCCCGGCGCTGTTCAGCGAGTTGAACGGCACACCGTCGATGGTGGCGACGCATGTTTCGACGTCTGCGCCCTCGATGGTCTGTTCGTACATTCGCCAGCGCACGAGGTCGAACCGCGAATTTATCGCCGCTTCGACGGCTTCGATGTTCGCTTTCGTGTAGGCCGCCGCCGCGAATTCGAGGCGTTCGAGTTCGGCGATACGTTCGGCGATCTTCTTTTCCGATTCTTTGGCCTCGTCTATAAGGCGCTGTACCTCTGCGGCGCGCTCCTTATTGGCAAGGCGACGGCGCAGGTCGGCGGTTGTGGTTGCGAGGTTCTGACGCACAGTGTCGATCTGTGCGGATATATCCCGGCGGCGTGCCGTGAGCGTAGCGGCCGTGATTTTCGTGGTTGCCGAGGCTTCGAGGGCGGTTTGCGCGCGGGTAAGCTCGTCGGAGAGCTTCCGGTATTCGGGAGATAATTTCGCCTGTTCTTCCTCCGTTTCGAGGTCGATTGCGGGAACGTCTTTCGCGGTTGCGATAGCCATCGTTGCCGCGTGATGCTCCGTGCGCAGTTGCGATAAATGCTGGTCGAGCATTGCGATTTCTTGTTCGGTAGTTGAAGCCAGTTTCGTCAACTTGTTATAAGTGTCCTTTTCGAGATTGGCGTCGGCGATCAACTTGTCGAGTATTTCGCGCTGGTGCTTCTCGAAGCTCTCGCGGGCCGCGCGGCGGGCCTCTTCGATGGTTGCGGCGGGTAATGGCTGGCCGCAAGCGTAGCAGGTGATAGTGTCGACGTATTCAAATGCCGCCTTTTTCTCGGCCTCGTATTTCGCACGCATGGTATCGAGTGCCGATTTAATATTCGCCTGCTTCTTTACGCAGGCTTCGAGGGTGTCCCGTTTCGAGTTTGCCGTCGTTTCGGTTTTCTCGATCTCGCGCAGAATTGAATCCGCTTTCGCCTGTGCGTCCATGATGGCCGCGTCGCGGTCGGAGTTATACCGACGGGCGGCGGTCAGTCGTGCGTCGATATGATCGGACAACGATTTTTTGATGTCGAGCACCTTTTTCAGTCTTCGGTCGTGGGCGGCCTGCGTTTCCTCGTCTATTTTCGATGCGTCGGCGATCTGCGCGTCGAGTGCGTCGATTTGCCGTTGGTAGGCAGCGATCTCGTTTGCGGCCACAGATTCGCGTTGCACGATTTCCTGTTCCAGCGCTGTGTAGTCTTCCGTCGGCGGCATCGTGTTTTGATATGCTTCGATCTTCGGGGCGAACGTGTCGAGTTCCTTTTTGTTCTTGCGCTTTTCGGCCGCCAGCCGTGCTTTGAAATCCGCGAGAGGTTCGCCGTTCATTTCCGCGAGCAGGTCGGCAAACTGTGCCTGTATCGCCGTGCGGTCGATGTTATCCCCGATGAGGGCTAAAAGGGCAGCGCGGCGGCCTTTCCAGTCGACGCGAGTATTGAAATACATCGGGTCGGTCAGCATTCGGAATACGTCGTCGTTTATCCATTCCGAAATGATTTTGTCGTATGCCGTTTTGGTTCCGACCTCCACGCCATTGACGGCAAATGCGCTTTCGTGTCCGACGAAACGCAGATCGGACGACCCGCGCGGCTTGCTCCAAATCTCGCGGTACGTGCGGCGTAGCGTCTGTGTGGAGCCGTCCACGTCCAATGCCACCTCGACGAAATGCTCGGCGCGGTGCATCGGTTCGCCCGTGGCGTCTATTGTCTTGATGTCGATGTCGGTGCTGTTGTGCGAATCCTTGCCGAACAGTACCCATGTCAGGGCGTCGAAAATGGTTGTCTTTCCCGTACCGTTGTCGCCTATGATCGTGGCATTACGGCCGTCGAAATCGAACGATACGTCGCGCAGTCCTTTGAAATTGCGCAGGGTAATTGATTTGATCTTGATGTTCATAGCATCGTGCGTTTTGTGATGATTAGTTGTTATGCAGTTTTCCTTTGTTCTCTGATTATGGCGGCGGAAAGCGTTACGAACGCGGCGAATGTTACGGCGACGGCTACCCATGAAATCGGGTCTGCATCCATCGCTCCGCCGAGCGCGACCAGCGACAGCCACCACGGGATAGCTAAAATTTTGGTTTTCATGTCTACTTGTAGTAAAAGGTTATTTTCAAGCCGCGCCGCAGTTTGCATTCTACTTTATCCGCCTTGCTTCGAAATGCCCGGTCAAGCAGGTTGTTTGCGAGTTCACTCCCCACCAACCCGACGAATCCCGTAAAGCCTTTGAGTTCATGGATGCCGAGGCCCGAAACCTTGATGCGGAAATTCCGGTTTACCTCCCTTGATGTGTATTTGAGTGCTTGCATATTATTTTTATCGAATTTCCTGTTTTATCGACTTTCGGGCTGTCGTCGTGTATTCGTCCGTTCGGTGTGGTAAAGGCTGCGAAACGGCTTATTTTGGCTGCTCCTGCTGTCCGTATTTGCCGATGATTTCTGCGCGTTGCAGGCGTTCGGCTTCGAGTAGGGCGACGAATTCCGTGCGGCTGTATTTGATCGGTGAATTCGGGGCCGTTCCGAATCGCTTACCCTCGATCTTCCCATTCGGGGCGATATGCTTATCGACCCAGCCCCGGCCGAATTCCCGATACAGCGCGCGTTTCGTTACGAGGTCGGCGGCGGGCTGCTGGCGCTTGATGATTGCGCAAGCAACGACATCGGCGACGTGGACGAGGCAATGCTGCAATTCGTATAATTCGGGGAGCGACATATTACGAAAGGCGTTTAATTACGATGGTGGATGCCGAAGCGGTGCGGGCCTCGAATTTTGCTTTGCCGTTTTTATTAAACCGACTAACGGCGTTCATGTACGATGCGTAGTCGCGTCCCGTCAGCGTGAATTCGTGTTCTTCTCCGACAGGAATAGCGAGCATTGTCGCCACGTAGTCGGTGCGTTTGATGATTGTGCCTTTTTTCATTTCTGTTTGGTTTTTGGGGATTAAACCCGCGCCCCCGTAAAGGGCGCGGGAATGATTGAACTGTGAAACTATTCCTTGAAAGCGGAAACCGGGCGCACGGCGAGCGCGTTATACTTGCTGCTGTTGAACACGCCGCCCGTGCCGCCGTAGTAGAAGAACGCGTAGTTGGAATTGCACTCCGGGTCGGGGTCGGCTTCGCTCGTCCAGCCGATAGCCGTTACAGGTTTGCCGCCGATCTTCTTGAGGGCTTCGTCGAGGCCACGGAACCGGGCGTCGTACATTTCGATTGCTTCATGCCGGGTCGGGCAGCGGAAGCCCTTGCGGTATTCGGCGGCGGCTTTCTGTGCGCCCTCGAAATTGAATCCGCCCGGCAGGTCTTCTTTGGCGATTTCGAGCATTCCGAAATCGGTTACCAGTACGACGGTCTGCGCGTTTTCGGGATGTGCCTGCTGCATCCATTCGTCGATGGTGTGCAGTTCTCGGTTGCCGCTGGGGATATAAATCCCGTTTTCGATGTTTTTTT